ATCTGGAACTGCTGGCACAGCAACCATAAACGCTACTGCTATTACAACATTTACTACAACAGATGGATTAACTCAAGCGAGCACAGGCGCAACAGGTTTTAATGCTGGTAGAGCTGGATCTTTTAACTCTGGTGGTAGTGGAGCTCAAGGTTTTCCTCAAACTGGGTCAAGCACTGCACCTTTTTGTAACGGAGACAACTGTAATATTGGAGGAGCTAATGGCGCACCATCTTACAATGGTCTAGTGGCAGGTGGAACTGGTGGAGGAAGTGGTAGCAGTGGTAATGCTGGTCAGTTTGGATCAGGAGCTGGTGGTGGAGGTAAAGAAGCTGGAGGTAACTCTGGTGGTGATGGTGAAATAACAATTAGATTTTTAAGGACTATATAATGCCATTAGCAAAATTAAACATAGCACCTGGTATAGATAAACAAGATACAGAGTATGGTGCAGAGGGACGTTGGGTTGATTCTGACAATGTAAGATTTCATTATGGCTTACCGCAGAAGGTAGGTGGTTGGCTTAAACTTATTTCAGACACACTTATTGGTGTTGTAAGAGGCACGCATGTATGGACAGATCTTAATGGTGTAAGGTACACGGCTCTCGGAACAGATAGAAAATTTTATGTATATTCTGAAGGAACAGCATATGATGTAACACCAATAAGAAAAACAACTTCTAGTGCAAGCAATCCTTTCACTACAAATGGTACAACAGTTGTTTCTGTAGCAGACACAGGGCACAATGCAATACAAGGTGATTTTGTTACCTTTGATTCTTTTTCTGCAATTGACGGATTAGATATGAACGCAGAGTTTGAAATTACATCAATAACAGATGCAAATAATTATACAGTTACGCACACAAGTGCAGCTTCTGGTTCGACATCTGGAGGAGGCGGCACTGGTAACATGAATTACCAAATAAATATAGGAATTGATCAATCACAATATGGTTATGGTTGGGGGACTCATACTTGGAACTCTCCTGATTACACAGGTGTAAGTGATCCTGGTTGGAACGAACCAAGAAAAACTTCAAGTGTTACTATTGATGCTAGAAACTGGTCATTTGACAACTTTGGTGAAGATTTAATTGCTACAGTACATAAAGGACAAACATTTCTTTGGGACACCTCTAGCGGCACAGCAACAAGAGCTACGGTTATTTCAAATACTCCGTCAAGCTCAAGATTTAATTTAGTATCTATGCCTGACAGACATGTATTTTTGTTTGGCACGGAGACAACAATTGGAAGTTCAACATCACAAGATGATTTGTTTTTACGATTTGCTTCACAAGAAACAACTAATGACTTTGCTCCAACAGCTACAAACACCGCTGGTTCGTTTAGAATACAAGATGGATCAAAGATTGTGGCAGCAGTAAGATCACGTAACGCTGTTCTTGTGTGGACTGATACATCACTAAACGCATTACAATTTGTCGGCGCACCTTTTACTTTCTCACTCGTACAAATAGGTGCAAACTGTGGAGCTGTAGGTGTGCATTCAGCTGTTGATGTAAATGGTATTGCCTATTGGATGTCACAAAATGCTTTCTATCTTTATGATGGTGCAGTTAAAAAAATACCATGTAGCGTACAAGATTTTGTTTTTGAAGATTTTTCTATTACACAACAACCAGAAACATTTGCTGGTGTTAACTCAGAGTTTAACGAAGTAACTTGGTTCTATGCTTCTAATACATCTAATCAAATAGACAGATCTGTAACATATAATTATTTAGAAAGAACCTGGTACACATCTTCTTTAGCAAGAACGACTTGGACTGATTACGGCGTATATCAAAGACCGTATGCAACTAAATATGATCCTTCAGCTACTGCAACGACACCTACTGTTAAGGGTTTGACTGCTGGTGCATCTACATTTTTTGAGCATGAAGAAGGTGTTAATGATGATCAGTCTGCAATGACAGCATTTATTACGTCGGGTGATTTTGACATACAAGACGGACAACAAATTTTATCGGTAAGCAGAGGTATACCAGACTTTAAAAATCAAGTAGGCACAGCTAATTTAACTATGGGTTTTAAAACATATCCCTCTGACACAGGTTCAACTATTAGTAGAGATGTAACGACTTCTACTAAATTTTTTGATTTACGTGGCAGAGGTAGACAAACTAATGTAAAAATAACTAGTGATACGTTAGATTCTGATTGGCGTTATGGTACGTTACGATTAGATATTAAACCAGATGGAGGTAGATAATGGCTAAAATAAGTACAACAGTATTACCAACAGCAACAGAAGAGTATGAAGCTTTACAGTTTGATACGCTTATTCGTATTCTTGAACAAATAACACAACAATTAAACTTTGGTTTTCAAGAAGATTTAAAAGAAGAAGCAACAAGAAGGACTTTTTTCCTTGGCTGATAATTTTATAAGTAGATCTGCTACAGGGACAGGTAGCGCTGCAGCTGTTTATACGGTGCCTACAGCTAATTTAGCATCAGTGCCTCCTGTGCAGCCAACAACAGCTATAATAAGAGGTATACGTCTATCTAATCAAACTGGTGGCGCTGTTACGACTACGGTATCTGCTTTTGATAACAGTAATTCAGACCTTGAAATACCTTTGTTTAAAGAAAGTTTAGCAGATGGATCAGAAAAAGAAGTTTTATCTGATGGTGTGCCTTTTGTGTTAGAAGAAGCTGATGCTATAAAAATTTTAGGAACTGGTGTAACAATATTAATTAGTATAATGGAGATTAAATAATGTCAGAAATAGGTAAAAAAGTACAAGACGCTGTAGTCGTAGGACACGAAATAGTTGATGGCAACAAAGTGCCAATACTAAAACCAGAGGTATGGGAAAAAATTTATTGTAGTAATTGTAAAGCTGAAGTTGATTCTGAAGAGCAAGCTACTGGTAACTGTAACGACTGTGGTAATCCTTGGGCTTCAACTAAAGCCAAGGATGTAACCATTCGTGTCGTTAAAATGCCTGATGTATTTGGATCTGGCGGAGAACTTTAACGGTTCTCACACTCACAATTTTCACAGCGATGTTTATCTTTATCTTTTAGATGCCTTTCTAAATCTCTTTCGGCTGCTAATAGTCTTTCGTGATATTTGCTCACCTTATCTGCAAGGTAGGCAATGGCTTTGTTTATTTCTTCGTTTTCCATATTTTCTCCTGTGATTGTTAGTTTTGGTGAGAACCTAATGTAAGCATATTTTTAGTCTTCGCAACAGTATTTTTTAAAATTGTTTTCTTGACAATCAAATCGACGCCCACTGACTAGGATGTGGTATGCAATGTTCTGTACTGATACCTTTTTTCATAGTCAACAAAATGTCTGCGCTAATGCTTATTCTTGGCTGATCTTTTTTGTTAATCTCTGTGTAATGTAATAAACAACTTGGGAAAATTACAAAATCACCTGTGGCAACAGGTATCGTAAAACTAGCAAAATTAAAATTGTTCCACTCACGAATGTAATGATCTGTAGGAGGTATGTATAAACCAGTTTGAGCAGCTAACTCTTCTTCAAATTTAATGTTACCCATGTCGTTGTTTCTTACATAATAAACACAACTGTAATGACTTGCTGTATGTTTATGACTAGATATATATTGATCTTTCGCTGTAAAGGTTGCCCAAGCCTTTGTTAAATGTACGTCAAATTTGTCCAGATTATAACCATAGCTATGTAGAAAAAAATTTATATTTCTATTTAATGCTGTGAATAATGGAGCATACAGTTTTTTCTTATGTAGATTATCAACTGCATCATTTAATTTAGTGTAATTAACATTACCTGTAACATCTGTTGTAGCTGCAACGCTACCAGGTTTTTCTTTAACAAATGATTCAATGTCTTTTATAAGTGGTTTATTGTATTCGTCGTAATTGTTTATAGTACATTTATAAATTGATTTACCAAATAGATTGGCTATCGTCGTTTCTTTCTGCATAACTAACCTCTAAAAATTCTACTTTCGTTACCCAACCACGTGGTATTGCAATACAACCGCCACCATGATTGTCATCCTTATCTGTACACCAAGAGCGCATAATTACAATCTTTTCTTTGTTTTTTACTACCATGTATCCTACTTCTTGACACACGGCTAATGGAGCATTTAAAATATCCTTTATAGGAAGCCAACCTGTTTCTGTATCACGTGCATCTAACCACGTAACACGGACCATAGGCACTTTCTCTATATCAAAGTTCATATTTCTCATTGCACATTACTAGAAATTTGACTATATTTATACGATTAATTAGGCTTATACTCAAGGCCAGCCTCCTTGCTTCAATCACATATATTGCAATAGGAGATTATGCTTAAAAAACTAAGAAAAACGGTAGCTAAAATACTACCAGGTGATAGTGAAAAATATTTAGGAACCGTATTAGCGTTAGCTACAGGAAACCCTCTATACGCAGGTATTGGTGCATTAGCTGATCCTGATGCCGGTTTTGGAGAAATCGCATCAGCGGCATTTTTAGCTAGTCAATCACCGGGTTTGAAAGGCTTTAGCGGAGGTATTGGGAAGGCTGCAGATGCAAAAAATTTAACTTTTATGGATAAAGTTTTAGGCAGAGGTAAAACAGGTGCATCAGGATTTACTGAATTTTTATTTGGAAAAAAAGATGGTATTGACGGTTTAATTGGTAGTGACGGTAAATTTATACCTACAAAAATGGTAGATGGAGAAGAAAAAATAGATGCATCAAAATTATTAACTAATTTAGCTAAAGCATCTGCTGTCGCAGGAGCATCACTACAACCAACAGGTGCCTTTGACTTACCAGAGGAGCAAGAAGTTACTGACTTTACATTTGGTACAGATTATCAAGGCAAGCCTTTAAATACAGATCAAGGAAAGTTAATAGAATTATTATTAGGGCAAGGTATTGTTGGTCCATATGTTGATACAAGCGGACAACTAGTGCAAAATGTTGCAGATGGTGGTATAATGAATTTAGCTGCAGGCGGTGATCCAAGTAGTTTCCCACGTAAGACCGGTCAAATTAATGGACCGGGCACGGGAACTTCTGATAGTATACCTGCTATGTTAAGTGATGGTGAATTTGTCATGACGGCAAAAGCTGTAAGAGGCGCTGGCGGTGGTGACAGAATGGAAGGTGCAAGAAGAATGTATGAAATGATGGATCAATTTGAGGGACAAGCATAATGGCTGTACAACAACAAGTAACAACGCAACTACCTCCACCGTATGTGCAGGACAGACAAAAAGATTTACTCGTAACTTTATTTGGAACGCCAGATCTTGATCCAAGTGATCCTAATTATGTACAAGGTTTAATTAATGTACCTCGTAATATACCCATGCAACAAGTTGCAGGGTTCACGCAACCTCAACAAGATGCTTTTGCTTTAGCTCAACAAGGCATTGGTGCATTTCAACCGTTTATTACTCAAGCAGGTCAAACTGCTACCACAGCAGGTCAGGCTCTTACAGGTGCAACCCAGCAATTTACTCCTACAACAGCAGTCATTGATCAATTTAGAGATCCGTATCAACAATTTGTAACACAAGAAGCTTTAAAAGAAATAGATAGACAAGGTGATATAGCTAGAACTAATTTAGCTGGACAAGCAACAAGAGCAGGAGCTTTTGGTGGCTCTAGATTTGGTGTACAACAAGCAGAACTAGATAGAAATATTGGTGATATTAAATCAAGAAGAGTATTTGAAGATGCGTCTAGAAACTATCAACAAGCATTAGCTTCAGCACAAGCTGCACAAGAAGCACAACAAAGAAGACAACTAGGAGCTGGACAACAGTTAGGTAATTTAGCAAGACTTCAAGCAGGTATTGGTCAATTAGGTCAAGGTATGTTTGGTCAGGATTTAAATACTTTACTAAGTATTGGTGGTCAGCAACAACAATTACTACAAGCAGGTTTAGAAGCTCAAAGACAAAATCTTGCAGCTCAACAACAAGAACCTTTCCAACGTATATCTTTTGGTACAGATGTATTGGCAGGTTTACCTTTTGGTGGTCAAACTATTTCACAAATACCAGTGACACCTGCAAATCCATTCCTAACCTTTGCAGGTGGTATTGGTTCACTTGGTACAGGTATTGGTGCATTGTTAGAAGGTTTTGGAAGACTATAGATGTCTGTTTATAACAGAAAAATGTTTGCCAACGCACCAGGTGGTTTTAAACAAAGTTCTCGTGGTGTTGGTATTACTTCAGGATTAGTTCCAAATAAAACTAAACGTGGTTTAGTAGATGGTCCCGGTCGTTACAATGGTGATGAAAATAAAATTCAACAAGAAGCAATAAATGAAATATTAACAAATGTAAATTTAGCCACTTTACAGCCATATAAAAATACTTTTGAGGCGTTGTTTAGAGACGCTATTCCAGAGCCAGAAAGTTCTTTTTCTAGAAACTTTCCAGCTTTATTAGATTTTTTTCAAAGAGTATCTGCAGCTGGTGCTGGAGGACAACCTTTAACTTCGCAACCTCTACCTCCTTTTTTAGATACGCTAAATAGAATTAGCAGTGCAACTCCTGCACTTGCAAACATAAAACCTGCTCCAGATATTGAAGGACAAGTCAAATCTTTAGCTGCACAAAGCACGATTGATTTATTTAAAGATATGATTTCTGCTGAATTAACTAAAGACGAAAAAGATGAAACTAAAGTTTTAGGTAAAGGAGACGTGCTAGTTGATACAGCGGGTAATACAATAGCTACAGGTGGATTAGATTATGAACTCAAAGAAGTAGATGGTAATTTAATAATGGTTTATCAAGATCCAGAAAGCAAGGAAACGGTTTCACAAACAGTTTTTAAACAAGTAGATGTCGATCCTGATGATACATTAATAAAATTAAAACCAAATGAAATTGCATTTCTTGGTGGTCAAAAATTTGAAGGTAAAGATACTGGTATAAATGTAATTAAATCAAGCCCACAACAAGAATTAGGATTTATAGATGAAAATAATCAATATCAAATTATTAAAGCCGCTACACCAAAAGAAGTAGAAAAAGAGATTGTAGTACCAAAAGGTAGTGTTTTAATAAATAAAGAAACTAATGATATTATTTTTGATAATAGCACGAGTGAAGTTGACAAAAAACAATTAATAAAAGTACCACCAGGCACTACGGTAATTGACAATCAAGGTAATGAAATTTTTAAAGCAGAAGATCAAGCTGATGATTATATAAAAGTACCACAAAATACAAGACTAGTAACACCTGATCCAGAAAATCCTGGTCAATTTATAACAGTCTTAGAAGCTGAGGCTAATACACCTCCTGAAAAAGATAGATCTACAGAAACAGAAAGATCTATAGATACTGCTTTCGATGGTCTTTTAAATACTTCAAAAGTTGATAATGATGCGGTGGCTTTTATAAAAGATAATATTCCTGGTTTAGCACCAATATTTAATAGTTTAGATCAAACTGTGCCTTTTAATGAAAAAGATATTAGCACTTTAAAAGCGGCATACAACGTATTGTCTTTAGAAAAAGATTTAAGAACAGAACCAACTGCAGCAGACTTGTTAAAAATTGAAGAGGGAAAAATAAATTTACAAAGTATGGCGGACGATGTTAATAATTTAAGTGATTCTTATGATGCTGCTTATGATCAAGGTTTTGCTAAAATTCAACAAATTGAAAGAGCTATACCTTTAATAGATACTGCGATATCCGGTTCAGGACAACCGTTAAGACAACAATTAGCAACTATTTTTGATACATTTCCAAGTTTACAAAATTCACCTGTGTATAGTGTAATAAATAAATTTATTGGAGAAGATACAAGCCTAGCAAACACAGAAACTTTAAGTTCTTTCAATCAATTATTTACTTTATTAAATGCAGAATTTTTTAAAGGTAATTTAAACCAACAAGAAATAGATATTCTAAGAGGTTCAGTATCACAACTATTTTTATCAAAAGATGGTCAACGATTAATTCTTGATATTGCAAAAAACAAAGCAGAATTAGAAATGAAATCAAAAGAGTTATACGATAATTTTTTAAATACTGGTGAGTTATTAGGATTAGATGGTGAAGCTGTCTTTACAGCTAAATTTGATGAAAATGGAGCATTATCAATAGCTGATAAAAGTAAAGCGCAAAGAGAAATTTTTAAAATTGTAAGACAATTGCAAGATCAAAATAAAGAAAAATTTGAAGAACAGGTAGCTAAATTTGATAAGGGTTTAAAACCGTATACTATTGATGGACTTGAAAATTTACCTGATAATAAAAAAATATTTAAATCTGAAAATGGTGTTAGTTATAATCTTGTAAAAGAATTTAAATCGACGGATGGTAATTTTGGTATTGTTGGTTTTTCAAACGAAAATGGTGAGTTCATTAAACCAGATGGCTCTGTGTCAACAATTACGTTTGCACCTAATTCGCCCGTTTATGGTTTAAGACTTTATCAGCCAGAAGATCTAAAAGCAAACAACAACCAAATTGAAACTAAAATTTTTAATTTGTATTCTTTTAGAGGACAATAATGGCTGTAGAAGACGATAAAAAAATAATAATGCAGTAACTGAAGATTCTTTTTTTGTAGAAGCACCAAAACTTGCTTCACAATTTGATGATGTAAATGTAATCTTTAACGTATCAAAAGAAAAAAAGAATGAAATAAAAGAAAAATATTACAACGACATACAAGATGGTAAAATAGAGGTGCCGTTTGGCTTAGATACTTTTAATTATGCTAATCAATTAGCCACGAGCGATATTTCAAAATTACAGAGAGAATTGAATGATGCAAAAGTTCAATATATATCAGATATTTCTGGTTTAAACGTAACTAATGAATCTTTGCCAGCTGGTGAAAATATGTCCTTACACTTTTTACTTGGTAGAGATTTAGATTTTAAAAATAGAAGAAAAAGATTTTTAAAGTTTTTTCCTGAAGGTGAATTTACAAAAGTAACTATACCTATGGGTGGTGACACAACCGAAGATTTTGAAGTATTTAAATTACCTGGTGATAAAAATTATAGAATGTTTGACAGCATTGGTAATGATTATTTTTCAAATGAGCTTTTACAATTTGCTGGTTCGATGACTAACTTTCAAACTCTTGGTGATGTATTAGGATCACTTTCTGCTTATTCTCAAAAAACACAAATACCTGTTTTAAAAGGCATAGGATTTGGCACAGACCTTACATTAAAAACTTTTAGAGCTATAGCAAACAATCCTTTATTTAGAGTTGGTTTTGGTAATCTATTTGGAAAAAATGTAGACCAAGCAGTTGACGCATATTATGGTTATGACAAAGGAGCTTTTGCACAGGAAGGAAGTGCACCTTTTTTATATAATTTTGCTAATTTTAACAATTTACAAGAAGCTGCTTTATCTGCTGGACTGTTTAAAGCATTTGATTTTATTCCTGCTTACCTTTCTGGTAATACAAAACTTGTAACTAAAAATCAAATAACAAAAGAAATAGCAGATATATCAAATAAATATAATTTACAACCAGCGATGGTTGGTCAATTAATTGCATCACCGTTTTTTAGAAGAACTTTTTTTCAATCAGCAGAATTTAATAGATTACCTAAAGAAAAATTTGCAAGCCAAATAAAATCTGCAACAGATTTACTAAATGAAATGGCCGATGGAAAAAAATTTACAATGGATTTAATTTTAGGTGCACAAAAAACATTAGAAGAAAATTATCAAAACGCTTTATTAGGTGTTTTAAGAGGCAATATGGCACCTGATCAAGCAGCAGATGTTCTTAATGATGCTTTTGTAAAATGGAATACAGCGTCAAACAATTCAGTTAACCAAATAAGAGGTACAATTGCAGGTCTTGCATCAAAAAATGGAGAGTTAAACGGAGAAAATTTACTTATTCAACCTGTTCAAAACAGTATGAAACAAAGTAAAAGAAATATTCAAGCGTATAACAAAGGTGAAAAAATAACGATCATAGATGACACGGATACTAAAAAAGTAATAGAGCCTAAAGTATATTTTGGAGGTAAGGACAAAGATTCAAAAATACTTCTTGAAATAATTAATGACTTTAATAAATTGCCAGGAGTTTTAAACTTTACAAATACTATAACTACTAGTCGTCATGTTAATAGTTTAATACAAGTACAAAGAGAATTATTTAAACTAAGATTTTCAGACAACCCTTTTGTAGCTTCCGAAGCTAGAACACTGCATAAAAAAATTAAAAATGTTTTTAAAGATGCTGCCGAAGGCGCTGATGTGGATTCAGACATGGCCTTAAATATGCAAGCTTTATATAGTCAAATGGACGCCAACGAAAATGTAAGAGGCATTAACTTTGTTGTTGATGCGATTACAAACAATAAAGCAAATGTAAGGACAGTCGTAAATGATTTTTTAACACCAGGAAACTTTCAAATTCATTCTTTAAAAACTGTTTTAGATGAGACGGGATCTTCTGAAGCTTTTGGCATTGTCAAAGATTTGTGGCTAAGAAAAACTTTACAGGATCCTTCAAAAACTGCATCTATTTTAGCAAAATGGCAAGCGGATGATCCGAACGGTCTAGCTTTGCTAATGGAAGGAGTAGACTATAAAACTATAGACGACATTGTAGAGTTAGGACTTAAAGCTAACTCAAATATATTTAAAGATACTATTAAAAACGGTGGAACAACAAATGAATTTATAAAAAGTGTATTACGAACTGTAAAAGCAGATGATTTTGTAGGTAAACAAAAAGTTATAGATAATATAATTGCTGACTCAGGAGCCTTTGCTGATGGAAAAATAGATTATAATCATCCTTTTATGGTGTCTGCCAGACAGGGCATTTTACAAGAAATTTTTGAAAAAGCTATTAAGTTTCAAAGAGATTTAGATGGTATTAAAGTAGCTGATGGAGATTCTTTAAGTAATTTTTTTAAGTTAAATGCAAAACAAAATAAAGATGGTGATTTATTAACGCTACAACCTGAATTTGATATTACAAAAATAAACAAATTAATATCAAATTTGAAAAATGATGAAGCTTTAAGTAAATTTTTTACACCTAACCAATTAGAAAAAATAAGTGCTATAGATAGATACTTTACAATAATTAACTCAGCAAATCCTAAAGTAGGTTCAGTATTACAGCAAGCTGAGTTAGGTGCAGATTTAGTTCAAAATATGTTTAATGCTCCTGGGTTGTTTAATGTAGGCACAACTTTAATTAAGTATGATATTTTAGCTAGAGCTTTATCTCAAGATGTTACACTTGACGTTTTATCATCTATTACAGAAGATCAATTAAGAAGTAATCCTTCGATGATAATAAAAGGTTTATTAACAAGCTTAACTAGAGATATTAAAGAGTATAGTAGTGATGATAAAAATTATTTAGAATCATTCGACAGTTACATGGAAATGTCTCCGGATAAACCTCCTGAAGCATTATCAAATCAATTACCAAGTTTTGAAGACTTGTACGAAAATCAAAATACAAAACCTCTAGAGGTTACTTTAAATGCACCAGTTAATGCGTCTACTTTAAGTAATTTAAATTTAGCTAATAATAGAATTAATACTAATACTGCTGCAGCAGGACAAAGAGTTTTTGGTACAGATGATCCTGTATTTAGTGGTATTGCAAATACTAATGTTGGAAGGCAGGTTGTTGCATAATGGGTATTTCATTTAAAACAACATACGATGATGAAGGTAATCCTATAAGACCTAAAATATCTAGTAACATGAGTTTCAAATCAGGAGACGTAGTTTCTGCTAACCCTGATAATCCTGACATGACTATTATAGAAAGACAAGGTCAAGGTATAATGAATATTGATCCAACTAAGGAATCAGATGAGAATGACCAAATAAAGGCTTTAGAAATTATCAATAGTCTTGGTACAGGTATATTTGATGATCCTGATGCCTTTAAAAAAATTACAGAGCCTTTAAAAATGATACCTGCCATGACATCAGATCCTAACGATCCACGCAACATGTATCAAATGTTAGTAGCTAATTTGCTTGGTATAGACAGAGGTGCAAAAAGTCTTGATATTCCTGGAAGCAGTTTACAAATGCCAAATTTTGGTGAAGCTGGAAAAGAGTTTGCAATAAATGAATTAGGTGCAAAAGATATTGGTCAATTACTTACATCGCTATTCACACCTAGCATATTAAAATTTATTGGTATGGCTAATGAAAAAGATGAGCCAGAAGAAACAGAGGAGGAGAAAAAAAGATTTTTCTTTTTTAATTAGGTAATGGAAAAAGATTTTAATTTAAGAAATATTGTTTGGCTGAGCATGATACTTGTATCAGCAGGTTCTGTTTACGGTATGCTATCTCAACGTGTCACGGCTCTCGAATCAAAACAAGTAATGATGGAAAAAGCTATTTTAGAAGATATACCTGAAATAAAAGAAAGAATAATTAGACTAGAAACTAAAATAGAAATCCTTATTGATGAATTTAAAACAGATTAAAGGAGTAGTCAGCGAGCAACTGGTTATCACAGATCTTTTAAAAAAAGGTTTTTTTGTATTTACACCTTTACACAGACAATGCCCTGTAGACATAGTAGCAATCTCACCAAAAGGCAAATTACATTTATTTGACGTAAAAACACAATCAATCAGAAAATCGGGAATACATAAAGGACATTTTATTCGTAGAATATTATCACCACTACAAAAAAAACTTAAAGTAAATTTAGTTTATGTAACAGAAGAACAAATTATCTATGGAAGTCTTAAATCAGCCATTCTCTAAAATCTTCACCTAAAACTTTAGTTGCAATATTTATTTTATTGCGCAAAGATTTTATAATTTTTTCGTCTACTGTTTTTTCTGCTATAAAATCAACATAAGTAACTTTTTTATTTTGACCAATTCTATGTGCTCTGTCTTCTGATTGCATACGAACTTCTAAATCGTAACTATTACTAAAATAAATGATAGTATTGCTAGCAGTAAGAGTAAGTCCATAACCTCCCGTTCTTGGGTTTCCGACGAAGTACCGTAAATCGCTTTCTCTATCTTGAAAAGCAGTAACGATATCCTGACGATCTGCATCAACAGTATCGCCATAATAAGATTTGACAGAGTTCTCTCCGTATCTTTGTGCAATCGCTTCTTCAATTTTTTTAATATCATGCCTGTAAACGGCCCAAATAATGACTTTTCCATCTATCTCCTCCAGTGTGTTTAACAATTCATTAATTCTATTATTTTTTAATTCTACTGTTTTACCTTCATCTGTAATTAAATGGCCACAAGTAATTTGATGTAATTTAATCATTTGAGTCAAGATACCTGCAGCTGTTACTGTTTCTTTTTCCAAAATAGATATAGCAAAATTTTTCATTTCTACATACGCTTTCTTTTGTTCTGGCGTCATCTCAATATACCTTTTTGTGTATATTTTATCTGGAAGATCTAAACATTCAGATTTGAGGACACGATAAGAGAATTGATTTAACTTATGCTCAAGTTCGTCAAGTCGTTGATAATCTACTATTTGTTTGAATGAATGAGTGGCTACACTCCTACTTATCATCACAGCATATCTGTTTTTAAAAGAATAATAAGAGGCATGACCCAACAATTCGGGATCAAGAAAATAACATTGTGTATATAAATCTAAAGGGCTTTTAGTAACAGGAGAACCAGTTAATATTCTTCTGTATTTCGCTAGGGTTCGTAAACTACATACTGTTTTAGTTCTTTTAGCTGTAGGTGATTTTATAGTTGTTGATTCGTCTATAGCCATTAAACATTGAGTTACTGTTAAAAAACGTTTGCAAATTTCTGCTCCTTTAGATGTACTAAACGCATCAATATTAATTAAAAATATTTTAAGATTATCTTGGTCTTTTATAAAAGCACCATAATCTTTTAAAAATTTTGTAGAGGTTGGATTCCAAACTAAAATTTTATATGGGACATGCTCTGGCATATGTGTGGGTATCTCTTGTTTTTCCCAGTTTCTATAAACCCCTTTTGGTGCAACAATTACAGCTGCATTAATTTTACCCTTGTCATGCAACATTGCAATATTATCAATTAAAACTTTAGATTTACCCGTGCCCATTTCCATAAATAAAGCAAAATTTTCTTTATTATGTGAGGCTCCAAGAGCTTTTAACTGATGTTCGTAAGGAACAGTCTTAAATTTATAATCCATTATATCCTATTATTATTTCTAATTTTAGAATATAATACTTGATTAAATATAAAACAACCATTATTTGCACAATTAGAAAGTATGACAGTTTACGTAATACAAGAAGTTAAAGGCAGAAACATTTTACCTGCTAAAGAGTATGGTGATTTAGTCCTTTTATTATCGGAGGGATCACAAGTTGTTTTAAGTAGTCAACCAACTGTTAGTAAATTACGCAGAAAACTGCGTGATTACAATGATAATGATTATTTATTGTTAATGGGTGATCCTGTAGCCATGGGAATTGCATGCGCTATTGCTTCTGACGTAAATCGTGGTAGAATACAATGTTTAAAATGGGATAAGATGGAAATGAGATACTATCCTGTTAAATTTAATCTTTTTGAGAAAGGAGAGATTGATGATTAATTTTGAAAAAGACGTCAACATAGACGTAAAAGACGATGCTTTAAAAGAGATTAGTGAACTTTCACAAAAGTTAGTTGATCTTGATGAAGAAAGTGCTATGCTAGAAAAAGCACTTAAGAAAGTAAAAGAAGATGCAAGAAAGATTAGTGAAGAGGTTATACCAGAAAAAATGAATGAGATGAATTTAACAAGTTTATCATTAAAAGATGGTTCAAAACTTGAAGTTGTACCAGCTATCTATGCATCGATACCTGCAAAATATAAAGAGGATGCTTTTCAATGGCTCAGGGACCACGGACATGGTGATTTAATTAAGAACCAATTGTCTGCATCATTTGGTCGAGGAGAAGATGATAAAGCTGAAGATTTTAAACACAAAGTTTCTGAATTGGGATTACCAGTTCAACAAAAGGTTTGGGTCGAACCTATGACCCTAAAGGCTTTTGTTCGTGAGCAAGTTACTAAAGGTAACGAAATACCCATGGACAAATTTGGCGTCTTTGTTGGTTCAAAGACTAAATTGAGTAAAAAATAAGAAACGAGGTAAATATGAATAATGCTGTAAGTAAAAAGAAAACTGCAGAAATTATACCTTTTTCAAATATGTTTGAAGAAGATAAACTTAAAGGTTTTGAATCTATGTCAGAATCTGATCAGGCGACACCAAGAATAAAAGTTCTACAGCCTTTATCAGAGGAACTTGAAGATTTAGAAAATGCAAAACCTGGTGACATATATAATAATGTTACCAATGAATATGTAAAAGGTAAAGATGGTATTGTTGTAATACCATGTGCTTACACAAGACAATACGTCGAGTGGAAAGACAGGGGTAAAGAAAGTTTAGGTGCGCCTGTAAACATTTATCCAGCTGGGTCTGATATTCTTACAAAAACAACAAGAGATCAAATGAACAAGGATAGACTTGATAATGGTAATTATGTTGAAACATGTGCCAATCATTTTGTATTAGTTGTTAAAGATGGTATCGCAGAACCTGCTGTGATTACAATGAAAGCAACTCAATTAAAAAAATCACGTAAGTGGAACACTATGATGTCAACTGTAAAAATTGAAGGGCAAAATGGTCTATTCACTCCTCCAATGTTTTCTAAATTTTATAATTTAAAAACTATTAAAGAAGAGAATGATCAAGGCTTTTGGTTTGGTTGGGACATCACTGCAGGAGAATTTTTATCTGAAAAAGATAAAGATCTTTATGCGATGGCAAAAACATTTAGTGTTGACGTTGCAAAAGGAGATACTCAAGTCAAACATGAGCTTGAGTCCGATACTAAAAAGGCTTCACCATACTAAATAACTAGGCGCCTTCGGGCGCCTTTTTAAATTTATGGAGAAATTTAGAGAAGTCTTTAGGGGACAAGAGCGTGCCCATGGTTGTTACATTAAAGGTGACATTAATGAAAAGGGTAAGCAAACAGGTGAGTCTCGTATTGTTAGGTTGTATCCACAACCCGATAGTTTATGGGAAGAACACTTGTCTGGTGTTAATAGTCTTGGAATAATCCCTATAAATGATGATAATGAGTGTCAGTGGGGATGTATTGACATTGATCAATATCCTTTAGATCATAAAAAAATTGTTGATCAAATAAGAAAAGAAAAGTTTCCTTTAATTGTGTGTCGATCAAAAAGTGGGGGTGCACATATTTTTAGTTTTGTTAAATCATTCATACCTGCTAAAGTTATGCGCCAAAAGTTACAACAGATTAGTGGAGAGTTAGGTTATGCAGGATCTGAGATATTTCCAAAACAAGAAAAAATTGAAAAAGAACGTGGAGATGTTGGTAATTTCCTCAATCTCCCTTACTTTGGTGGCACTGATAACAATCGTTACGCTTTTCTTGATGACGGCACTGCAGCTACTTTGGACGAGTTTCTCGATCTTGTTACTAAGTACAGAGTATCTAAAGAAGATTTTGAAAAGATAAAACTTTCTAAAAAGAAAAACTTTAAAGAGATGTCAGATGGTCCACCCTGCTTAGAAACTCTTATGTCTCAAAAAGTCCAAGAGGGTGGTAGGGACAATGTATTATTTCATTATGCTGTATATGCCAAGAAAAAATATCCAAAAGAATGGCAGGATAAAGTTAACGAGTTCAACGAAAAATACATGGCTAAAAAATTATCAATGTCAGAAGTTACTAAAACCATAAATCAACATGCTGAAAAAGATTATAATTATACATGTAAGGTAGAACCTATGTGTCAATTTTGTAACAGTAGTGTGTGCAGAACTAAAAAGTTTGGTATTGGTGACGGGTTTGAAAATGAATTTGATGACTTAACAAAGTATCAATCAGATGAATCACAATGGTTTATTACAGTTGATGGTAAACGTTTAAGTTTATCAAACAATGAATTGTATGATCAAAACTTGTTTCGTAAAGCATGTATGGGTAGAATTAATATTTTACCAAATGCTCTGAATCCTAGAGATTGGACCACGAAACTGCAACAATTATTATCAGATGTGAAGATTATACAGATGCCATTAGAGGTTACAGCTACAGGAAGATTTTATGAATTACTTGAAGAATTTATCACGGATCAAGGAGATGCACAGGATTGGGAGGGTTTACGATTAGGTCAAGCATTATATAAAGATGAAAAAATATATTTTAGATTAGAAGCTCTTGTAGAATTTCTCACAAAGAAACAATTTAAAACATTTAATCCTACACAAATTGTTACTAGTATCAGAGGTTTGAATGGAGATAGTGGAACTGTACGTTTAAATGGTAAAGTTCGTAGAGTATGGTATGTTCCAAAAATGTTTGCACAAATGGATAAAGATCAGTATTTACATCCAAAACCAAACATGGAAGAAGAGACACCTTTCTAATGATTAATTTAATTTTTGGTCCTCCAGGCACAGGTAAAACTACTTACCTACTTAATGAAGTTGTTGCTAAAGAATTAAAAAATACTGCACCAGATAAAATAGGTTACTTTGCTTTTACTCAAAAAGCTGCACAAGAAGCATTACAAAGAGCGCTTCGTGATTTTCCAAAACAAGATGCAGATGATTTTAAATATTTTAGAACGTTACACAGTTTAGCTTTTCATGCATTAGGTTTAGCTGAATCTGATGTTATGAATGATGAAGATTATCGTTTCGTATCACAGCAATTGCAAGTTAAGTTAACTAACCCTAATGGTGAAGTTTTAGGTTATGGTGTTTCATCCCCTAATGATATTTTTATGCGAGTCATTGATATGGCTAAAATAAATGGTGCCAAACTTTACGATCAATTTTTAAAAAGTGGGCACATGCAAGGTGGTTGGCCCAAGTTAAAATTAATTGGTGAAACGTTACATGATTATAAGTTTGGTTCTATGCGTAAATTTAAATACGATTTTACTGACATGATTGTTGAATTTTTAAAAGAGGATATCGCACCACGGCTCGATGTATTAATCATCGATGAAGCGCAAGATCTATCTTTTATACAATGGCAAATGGTTGATAAACTTGCAGAAAAAGCAAAACGAATTTACATTGCCGGTGATGATGACCAGGCAATATTTCAGTGGGCAGGTGCTAAAAGTGAATACTTATTAAATAAAGAAGGCAATAGAATTGTTCTTAATAAATCATACCGCTTACCAATAAAGATACAAGAGCGTGCAGTAAATTTAATAAACCGTGTAAAGAATAGAGTTGAAAAACAATGGTCTCCAAAAGAAGAAGAGGGAACCATTGTACATTTACCACGAAGAAATTTTGATCATTTGAAAACAGGAAACTGGTTGATCCTTGGCAGAACAAATTATTTTTTAGATCAAATTGAAGATGATTTAAAATTACTTGGTTATTATTATCACCGTGCAGGTAAAAGTTCTATTGGTAAGAGATTAATGAACGCTATTAATGGATGGCGTATGTTACAGCAAGGTAGTTTCATTGACCATGATACATTAAAAGATGTTTATTATTACATGGGCGCTAATGTTGGTGTTGAGCGTGGCTATAAAAATTTAGTTGGTGTCGATCAAGATGAAACATTTAGCTATAATCAATTGAAAGAAAACAATGGTTTACGAGTGCCGAAAGAATATTCATGGCACGAAGCTCTAGATAAAGTACCAGAATACAAGAAAGCTTATGTATCTGACGTGATACGAAGAGAAGGTAGCTTTCATCCCGTACCACGGATCACGCTCTCTACGGTACATGGTAGTAAAGGCGGTGAAGCAGATAATGTGATGATACTATCAGATCTATCTCGTAAAGCAGATGAATCGTATTGGAGAGATAAAGACGATGAACGAAGAGTTTTTTATGTTGCCCTGACAAGAGCAAAAAAGAGTTTGTATCTTGTGCGATCAAAAACAAATAGAGAATTTAGAGAAGTGTTTGTGTGAGAAAAAAATTAGATTGGATTGATGAATTGAACAAAAGAGCAGCAAAACATTTAGTGCGCCTTGGCGTAGAAAAAGATTGGAAGAAAGCTTTCGATGGTATGACAAAGCGTAGAAAAAAAAGAGAAAGGTCAAAAAAATGACACAGATCCCAATGTTTCAACCACCTAGTGAATGGACACCACCACAAAATATTCCTGATTTAAGCCAGGCAAAAGAAATAGCTATTGATTTAGAAACAAACGATATCGGAATTAACACAGGTATTGGATCTGGTTGGCCTGTTAAAAAAGGATATGTTGCAGGCGTTGCTATATCTGTTGAAGGTTGGTCTGGTTACTTTCCTTTACGACATGAAGGCGGTGGCAACTTTGATGAAAAAATATTTGCAGGACAGTTAAAAAAGATTTTAGAATTACCTTGCGATAAAATTTTTCATAATGCCATGTATGATGTTGGTTGGTTAAGTTCTATGGGTTTAAAAGTTCATGGTCGCATTATTGACACCATGATTGCCGCTCCTATTGTTGATGAAAATAGATTTAAATATGCATTAAATGAACTTGGTAAACATTATTTAGGTGAAACTAAAAATGAAACATTATTATACGAAGCGGCAAAAAGTTGGGGTGTAGATGCAAAAGCTGAAATGTGGAAGTTACCGCCAATGTATGTTGGCCCTTACGCAGAAAAAGATACAGATCTTACATTAAAGTTGTGGGGTTATTTTAAAACAGAACTCATTAAACAAGATCTAATGAGTATTTTTGATTTAGAAACCAAATTATTTCCTATACTATTTGAAATGAAAAAGAAGGGGGTACGCATTGACCTTGATGAAGCCGAGAGAACTAAAAAATTATTTGCTAAACGAGAAAAAGAAATACTTGATAAAATCTTTAAAGACACAAAAGTTGCAGTGGATATATGGGCAGCAGCTTCTGTGGCAAAAGCTTTTGATGCAAAGAACATTAAGTATGAGCGCACTGAAAAGTCTGGTCAGCCTAAGTTTGATAAAAACTTCCTTACAACTCACCCTAGTGATCTTGCTAAGATGGTTGTTGAAGCTAGAGAGATTAATAAAGCCAGAACCACGTTCATCGATACGATCCTCAAGCATACGCACCGTGGGAGGATTCACGCAGAGATTCACCAGATGCGATCCGACCAAGGAGGAACAGTAACCGGTAGGTTCAGTTATAGTAACCCTAACTTACAGCAAATACCTGCGAGAAATAATGTTATTGGTCCTAGAATAAGAAGTTTATTTATACCTGAAGAAGGTTGCAAGTGGGGTACTTTTGACTACTCGCAACAAGAACCACGTATTACGGTACATTTTGCTAAATTAACTAATGGTGGTTTACCTGGTTCAGATACCGTCATAGACGCTTATGAGAATGAAGATGCAGATTTCCATCAAATAGTAGCCGACATGGCTGGAATTGATCGTAAAACAGCAAAAACGATTAATTTAGGCATGATGTATGGTATGGGTAAGGGTAAACTTGGTTCAGAATTAGGTTTAGATGAAGAAGATACTGCAGATCTATGGAAACAGTACCATAAACGTGTTCCTTTTGTAAAAGAATTAGCAGATAAAGTATCGGCCCGTGCACAAGATGTTGGCTATATTAGAACGTTACTTGGTAGAAAATGTCGATTTGATTTATGGGAGCCAAATTTATTTGGTGTCAATAAGCCATTACCTCATGTTGAAGCAATGCGTGCGCATGGAAAAAATATTAGGAGAGCCTTTACGTACAAAGCATTGAATAGATTAATTCAAGGTTCGGCTGCCGATCAAACAAAACAAGCTATGATAGACTTGTATGAGGAAGGCTTTCTTCCTCATATCCAGGTTCATGATGAATTGAATCTATCTGTTGAAAATCCCGATCAGTACTCGGTTATACAAACAGTAATGGAAAACTGCGTGTCGCTCAAGGTTAAATGCAAAGTAGATGTTGAAATCGGTGAAAGTTGGGGTACTATCAAAGATATAAATGGCAGATAAAAGTAAATACGCAGAAATGCCTTGGTTTAAGAGAGCTATAGATAAAAGTATATCTACAACTGAATCTAATGAAACAATAAGGACTGCATCTTTTGAAAAAAATGGCGAGATTTATTTAGTGCCAACAATTAGATTAATTGACGGAAAATTAAAAAAAATTAAAGACCCACTTAATTTTGCTTTAGAAAAAGGTGATTTTTTGACTGGTTTTAAAAACGAAGAGGAGGCTACCAGTTTTTCTAAAAATTTAAGTAATATTGTTGATTTAAAGAGAAAAGAAAACAAAAGTATTTCATATGATTAAATTTTACTTTAAAATTATTTTGTATGTTAAAGACGTTTCTTCTGGTGGTTAGTTTATGGGGGTATAATGGTACAACTTGGGTTTATACAGGTAATCAAATGGTGTATCAGCAGGAGTTTGAAAAGTTAGAAAAATGTCAAGAAATGGGCAGAAAATTTATGAAGTTTGATTTAAACAAATATTTTACTTTTAAAGTTCAATGTATTGAAGATATCCGAAAAGATATTTGACTATTTATATAAAATCCCATATATTACCTATATGAATATAGAAAAGTATAAAAGTGTTGCAATTCACAAAGATACGTATGATAAGATTAAGCCAATGGCTAAAAAAGGTTATATGACTATTAATAATTTTATCCGTATGCTGGTTGATAAGGAACACGCAAAAGAACAAGAAAGTAAGAAAGAGGTTAATGGCGTGAGCGATTAAATGAAATTGCCTGATAGCCCAATTCGCAAGGTCAAACAATGTCCTAGGTGCAACCGGGTGTCGGTAAAATTTTTTGATCCAAAGCACAATACGTCTTATAGTTATGAAGAATGGAGGCAAATAGTACATGAGGGTAGTAAAGCTCTTGATAGATTATTACAGATGTACGACCCAAAATTTTTCGCATAAAAAACGTTAGGAGAGAAAGATGAGAAAGGAATCTATTTTACCCAAATTTAATTATAAGGCCAAATATGGTAGATTATACACACATGAAACGTGTGAAGACTGTTATAAAGAATATCTTTGTGATAATATGATTCAAGATAAAAATAATTTTGAAATATGGCGTTGCATAAGATGTTATAATTTTAAAAATAAAGATAGGAGAAATAATGGAATCAATTGAAGATAGAAATATTACTGATTATGAAGATATAGATAAGGCTATAATGGAAGTTGCTAAAAGGTATACGTATCAAGAATTTTTAGATGAAGATGTCGTAGAACTTTGTGATGATTTGTTAGATGTTATTAATAAAGATGCTAATTACCGTTATTTGCGTTTATTTAAACTTCATGAATTAGAAAATCAAATTGTTGCATTTAAAGAAATTTGTTGGGAAATGAACCAAGCAAAAAGATGGCAACCATGGATTGATGAACAGGTTGATAAAATGAAAGAGGGACCAATTAAAGAAGCCGCTTTGAAATTGCGAGAAAAAAATACAAAGAAAAAAGAAGATAAATTAAATAAACTTTTGCAAGATAATTCATGACAGGGAGATCTTTAAAGTTACGTTTAACGGATGAATTTGATGACGTTAGAAGTAAAGTGTTACGTGATCCACGAACCAGGGAAGAATTATTAGATCGTTACAAGTACCACCGTCTTGAAGATATAATAAAGAAGCGTTATGGCACGAATTATTTTTTACGTATCACGAACCATGGAGCAGTTGTTGAGTGATTTGTTACAATTGCAAGGGTAATGGATATGTCAAAATTAGATTCGAATGTGAAGAAGCAATCACACAATGCAAAGTATGTAACTCGTCTGGCGAAACAAAGAATGATGAACACTATCATCAAACATGGTCAGATGGCACAACAGATGAGACAACCTCATTCTATTATGGACCGCCACTTGATCCGGAAGGATTTAAAAATTACAAAATTTATGCCAAGTAAAGTTAAACAGTTTAAGGGTGAACCGCCCTTTTAAAGTTGGGATAGAGGGAAATTCCGATGGCTAAACACACAAGTCGTGTCTCAGACGTAGATGGTTCAGGGCCTCGAATCCCATAAAACGTAATGTCTCTGTTAAATCATCAATGTGTGCAAAGGGAGGGTTGACCGCCTCCCTTTTTAATAAGTATAGATTATTTTAGCCCTAACCAATTTTAAATTACTCATTACCCCCCTGTTACACACGTTACAGTGTTACAATACTTTAAATTATTGAATTTATTATGTTTTTACGTAACATCTATGTAACATCACCATTTTATATATGTTACACTATTGGGATATTTAAAACCATATTAAGATTTTAGTAAATAAGTAGGGTAAAATATAACTATACCTTTTTAAAAAAATACATATAATTAGGATATTATGCCAAAAATAAGAGATGGTTTGAGTCCAAAACAAAAAGCTTTTGTTGAGATCTTTTGTGCAGAAAATGGTAGATTAACACCTACTGAATGTGCAAAACAAGCCGGTTATTCAGAAAAAAGCGCAACCGCAGCAGCTTGTAATCTTCGTAATCCTAAATATTATCCTAAAGTAGTTGAGGCAATTGAAAATTTACAAAGAGAATATGCAGAAGCTACCAAAGTAGATGTTGTGAGACATTCAAGAGAATTGGCTAGGTTAAGAGAAAAAGCTGTTGAAAATGGACAGATTGGACCAGCTGTTGTTGCTGAATATAGAAGAGGTCAATTAGCGGGGTTTTATGTTGATAGAAAAGAGGTAGTAACCGCATCTCTTGATAACATGACCAGGAAAGAACTTGAATCAAAGTTAAAAGAGATACGGGATAATAATATTGTAAATGCCGAGTATGAACTCATAGAAGAAGTAAAATAGTCATTATTAAAAAATATAATAAAATTTTCCACATCATTAATAAAATTAACATCTAATCCCTTTCATTCTCCTTTACATTAATTATCAACTCAACATCTCTTGTAGACCACTCACCATTAACTGTCTCGTGCCACTGCTCTAACAAAGGCACTAACTTTTTTAAATCAATACCGTCAGTACCGTCAAGACTGGCTAACAACTGATTCTTTTTACTCTTACCATTAGTCCACTTTGTACCAATGTTATTCACTACGTATTTATCAATATGCATAACTTTCTCCCTTTCTTTTTTATATACAATTAATTTCACCACTAAATTGTAATTCATTAGATATTTTTTCTTCAATAAAATTTCTTTCCAAAGCGTAAACTTTCGAGTTTTTAGGAATAATTTTTCCTTGCCTATCTTTTATTTCAATATCATCTTCATTATCTGTAACTATTCGCCAATAAATAGGATAATATTTTTTTTCTATCTCTTTTAAACTTGTCATAATATCCCTTTCTTAATTTTGCGTAAGACTTATCCGAATAACTCCGTCGCTTACCCACAATGTTAATTCATTGGGACAGGTATATTTTTATAGCCGTTAGCCTGTATTGTCCTTGTGTAGTATCCCATGTGGAAATTCCCATGTGGTTTCGCTACATAGACTTTTCATTGTCGGCAACTAAACTAACATTGTCTAGTAAGGGTAGGGGAAGCGACTTATCAGCCATTCGTTATACAACTATTTCTCTATTGCTTACTAAACATTATCCTAACTATTCCTAATTAATTGACAAGTCAAGAACAAAATGATAATG